TTAATTCATTGCCTATTTTTGTTTCATTTTAATATTTGGTAGAAGTGGGTGGATTCGAACCACCTCAAAGGCGCTAATCTGGCGCAAAGAGCATATAAGACTCCTCTGACTACCAAGTCTCACTTCCAATTCGTTGGTGCTCCCGGTAGGACTCGAACCTACGACCGACCCGTTATGAGCGGGTGGCTCTAACCAACTGAGCTACAGGAGCGTTATTATTAATACTATCGTTCCACTAATGGCGTTGATGAAATATAGTCATGATAGTCACCACTTTCATAATAGTCACGATATGCAGTTTCTTTTACCATTATTCCGTTCTTCATACGATATGTAACAATTTCTCTACGAATGACACCAGCAGTATCAGCATCAAATGCATTTTTAAATGGTCCCTCTGTCATATTGTATTCTCCTTAATAATATTTGGTACTCGTACCCGGACTTGAACCGGGACGCCTATAAAGGCAACAGATTTTAAGTCTGGCGTGTCTACCGATTCCACCATACGAGCATATTTCAATTAGATGATATAATCATCGTGTTCATTTTCCCATTGACTGATGGCATTACGTAATCCCATTGCTAACCAATCGCCACCTGACATATCAAGCATTTCGCTCCATTGTTCAACAACTTCATCAATTTGTTCACGTTCCAATTCATCGGGCGAATCTACACCAAAGTGTTCCTGAATTAATCCAAATGCCCATTCAGTAACTTCACCTTCTAACCAATCAAGCATTTTGTGTGGTCGATGAATTTCAAATTTATCTTCACTCATGTTCGCCTCCATTTCCACGTCCGGTATACTTACGACCAGACTGTAATAATTTGTTTAGTGATCCAGGATTTTTTTCTGCTTGTCGAAAAGTAACTGCAGTAATTGTAATCCCACTAATTAGAAGAATATGAAACGCTGCACTAATACCAAAAGCAAACATACTACCTACCATTACTGCGAAGATGCCACTCCAAATAAAGAATAGGCATTGAAATACCATATGTCCTACCATTGGATCTAAATTGCGTAGTGATGATTTTTCAACTGTCATTACACTATCCCACATTTCTTTAGGTAGTGTAAAAAGAGTTGTCAGAGTGTTTGCCCAGCCAATGGGCTTATTAGAGGGTTTCATTTTCTTCTCCTTATTTAATTTGGCGGTCCCTATAGGATTCGAACCTATGACCTACTGCTTAGAAGGCAGTTGCTCTATCCAGCTGAGCTAAGGAACCACACTATTAATCTTCTTGCCAATCCCAAAAGGGATCATAAATTTCCATTCCTGTAAAACCTTCTTGTGTCCAACCACGTGATTCTGCATATGCATGAATAATATCTTTAAGTGTGGTTCCCTTAGGCCAGGATGTATTCGCTTTCCAAGCCAACATATCCATTTCAACCATACGTGATTGTTGGCCTTGAGCAGTTCCAGCATTAACCTTGTTTGATTCGTCCCAAACCATTTTTGCATCTGACATCGTGTGTTCCTTTTTATCTTATATACAAGTTATAGCATATTGATTCTAGATTGTCAACCTTTAATTTCCAAAATAGTTAATTAAATTCCACCATGTATATTCGGTTCCCTGACCAAAGTCCATCCAGCCCAATGCAAATACACCGACCATAGCATAGCAAATAAATTCATCAAGTTTTTCACGCTTACTCATTTGGCGCATACTCTGCTTCAAAGTCAGATACGATATCTTTCTTGGCAATCAACATTTGTTCAAGACTACACATTGCAGCAAACTTTTCGTCACTCGCACCTTCGGTAAATGCAATAATTGCATTTTCTAGAACTTGTATATCGTTTAGAACATCATTCATAATAGACCTCTTTTGTTATTACTATTATGTTATACAGTGATTCGTTCTAAATGTCAAGATATATTTCGTTTAACCAATCAAAATCATTTATTTTTTGTAAGGCTTCTGGCGAATTACGATAGAATTCACCAAAGTCTTCTCCCATCGTTGCACCAACAGAAATTAATTCCCAGTGTTCAATGGGTAATGGTGATTTCCAGCGTTCAAGTCTTGATTGTATATCATCAGATGCCACTCCACTTGCTAGTTTAACGCATTCTCTAAACGCACCTTTCCATGCATTAAATGGAGTCGTTGCAAATCTAGTTTCATTTGAAGGTTTGTCTATACGATAATATGGATAGCCAAGTTTTGCAACACCAGTTGTTACATCAACTAATTTTGTGGAAGTTTTAACAAAGAATGAATTTCGATTAAATAATTTAACACCACCATATCCTGTAAGTTCACCTGTTGCTGGGTTTAATGCTCTCCAAACGTGAGTACACTGCGTCTGTGGCACAGTAGGATATACATCTATGCTATCTGATGGTATATATGAAAAATCAAAATCATCAATTATCCAAGCATCACCATCAACTACATAAAAGTTTTCAGTAGCACTTTGTTCTGCACACGTTAGATGCGCCTCATATACTCCATCGATATCAGCAGTATTAATAACTCGCTGATTCTTTGCAACCTTAGATAATATTCTGTTTAAATTGTTATCTGAATAATCATCATGGTAAGTAAGATAGAATACATCTATCACGCCACTTGTATCTCTGGTGGTTTGCCATTATCGCTGACGCCTAAAATGCCTTCTGGATCGCCTAGCCAAAAACGAATTGATTCTGTTTCTGATAATCGGAGGTCTTGCCCTTGTGACCATCTACCGTGTTGCATAAGAACCCAATCGCCAACTGCAACATCAGTTTGCTCTGGTCCTACTGCATATACTTCTGCCCAGCGTGGTCTAATGCCTCTGTCACCTGCTTCTGCTGTACTATCATCCAAATGAATAATTCCATTTAGTTTTTTAAATCCTGTATCCATATTAGTAAGAATAATTTTATTTCCAACTGGAGATAACGTTTTCATCATTGTTTCCTTATTTTGATTTTTTAGATTTATTTTTCTTTAGTTCTTCTGCTTTTACAAAATTGCCATCTGCATCTTCTACCCATTCATCATCATTATTATATTCTTCGGGTATTGGACCAGGGCTAACATTTTCAAATACTGGTTCTACTTTTGTTTCTTTTTGAGCAGATGGTGCTGGCTCAGATGCTGGCTCAGGTGCTGGCTCTTGCCAATCATCTTCCATTGGAACTTCTTGGTTCTTTGGTTTAGGAGTATCATCTAATTTAATAGATGCCTGTTTAACTGCATTTGGATTATTTTGATTATAATGTTCTCTTGCAATTTCATCTGCGGCTTTCATAACCCTACCACCACGGCCTAGTTTGTCACCTCTTGCATTCGATGATGTATTGCCAACGGTAATATTTTTTTCTTGTTTTGATAGTAATTTTCCAAGGTCTAGTTCCACCCCTCGCATACTTCTATATTTTTTCATTTCTTTGCCTTTCTATCTAAGGAATTCTTGCCAATCTAACTCATAGTAAACACTATTTATTCGATGTATACCGATTATGTATAACACATAACTTGCGACACTACTGCCACGCCCTACACCCCATACAATGTTATTTTCACGCATAAAATCTACCAGATAAACCATATATTGTAGTAATGGTAGCATATCACGTTTATTAAATTCATCAAGTTCTTCTATACATCTATTCTGATTTTCTTTAGGAGTTAATTCTAGTACATAATCAATTATATTTAAGTTCTTATATTTTTCTGGAATAAACCAATCTTTTTGAAGTCTACGATCAAAATCTTCAATATCTCCTGTTAATTCTTCTATGGCTGTTATTTCTGGTATGTTAATATAATTACTTGTATTTGCCTTATTATATTTTTCGAAATCTTCATGCCAGTCAACATATTTTATCTGACTAATATCTTCGCCATTGTATAACATCTCATATAGGTCATGTCTATTATATATAACACGTCCGTATTGATCTTTTAATGAATCAATCTTCAACGATTTTTGGCTGCCAATCATGTATCTTAATAACCTCACCTGGGTGATCTATCAATTCTAACTCACCCAGTATTACTTGTTGTATTTCATCTAATACATTATCATATTCCGGCGGCGTTGTCAAGTCTGTTTCTTCATCAACATCATAATCATGTGTTTCTGGTGTATTACGGAACCACCACGGTGTTTTATAATAATATTCTTTTTGTCCTACCCAAGTTTCAAGACTCGGCATAGCAGGATAATCTTCATCTGCATATGTATAACTCATTACCGGATTTTCAAATTTACTTGTTATCTTTACACTTACAATATCAATGTTACCTTCCGCAATTGCATTTAATTTAGCACTTATTGTCATCGCAATAATATCACTTGTTGGTAAATATGGAAACATTACGATGTTATTAGATAAATTATCCATATTAATAAGTGCTGATTTATGTGTAAAAACACTTTGATGTAATATCTCTTCTAAAAAGAATTTTATTTTTAAAAATGCAGCATTGCCCATAGCGAGATCAGATGTGCACCATACAAAATCTATTTCAGCATCAAAAATTTCTGAATATAGTGATGCTTCTGCTCCTATAAGTGTTGCACTAAATGTTGCTTTAAATGTGGTATAACTATTTACAGTAAAATTATCTGTCATTTTTATAATCTCTATTTAAATTATCTTTTTTCATATTAATGTTGCCATCATACATCCAATATATATTATCCTCATTATTTTTAGATTTATTATCTAATGCATGTTCATATGTAAAAAACGACTCAGGTAACATTATAGTTATTTCTTTTAATTTTTCAACTAAATTTATATGACCACTAAAAGTTTCAAAACTTAAAACATTATTTCCATTGTCCCACCGAATGTTTTTAAAATTTAATAATGATTCATTATTATTAATCCATTTGTTTTTCATAAATTCGTAAAATCTGGTGACTTCAACATCTGACCCATCAATAATAATAGTATGAAATACCTTGATTGGGATATTAGTCGGTGTCGGAATCGTCTGCGTGTTCATCATCTTCTCCTACAATTAAAGATTCTGGTGTGCGGTCATTAATAATATCAAATCGTTGTCGATCTAATCTGGCAGTTAATTCCATATGCAAATTTTCTAATATACTTTGCAGTTGTTCAACTACTCCGTCTAACCCCATTGAGTTTGCCATATTAATCTTTTTGCTGACATCACCCATCTTAGTGTCCAGTTCCTCTTCGGAGAGATTCTTATACTCTTGAAACATTATATTATATTCCTTATGTCTCTTTCTTATAGTTATTTAGTATAAGAATTTATTTAATGAATTGTTTTAATTCTGGTGCTTTCCATCCTTCTGGTTTTAATACTTTGCCATCTTCTCTCTTAATAACTTTGCCAGTTGTAGGATTAATTTTTGCAAAGTTAGTATTCATCACTTCATTCCACGCCGCTTCACTGTCCCATCCTGCAGCACGAATTGCTCCCATAGTAACAACCAGAATATCTACAAGTGCATCAAGTTGTTCTACCTGATCATTCGCAGTAACTGCATCTACTAATTCACCATATTCTTCATCAATTAATCCCAGATACATTTTATAATTTTCTGGAGATGCGGGTTGGTCACATGCTGCCGCAAAGCGTTCAATATCTTCAAATGGATTTGTCATATTACCTCATATATTTCTAAATTTAATATAATCATTATACAGTATTTCAAATGATTATGCAACACCTATTTTTGTTTTTTTAAAAAGGCTCTTGCTATTATTCCACTTTTTGTTATTATAATTATACGATCATTTTCATCAAGTACTACATAATATAATACTCTATGTCCTGTCTTATTTCTATGTTCTTTTAATTTGTACATTATAATTTCTAACCCTCACCCAGATAATAATGTTGTATTACCTCCAATTGCAGTCGTATTAATACTAATATGTTTTTCCCATACATATGATTTTAAATAATTTGGTCCACCTGCTTTTGGACCAGTGCCACTTAATCCAACTCCTCCAAATGGTTGTGTTTCTACTACTGCTCCAATTTGATCTCTATTAACATAGATATTTCCTACGTTAATCTGATTAATAATATTATCATAAAAAGATGATATTCTAGAATGAATACTCATTGTTAACCCGAATCTGCTATTATTAATATAATCTAAAATTTCAGGCAATTCATCAACATCATATTCATAAACATGTAATATTGGACCAAATATTTCTTCATCAAAATACTTACGATAATCTGATACAAGATATGCACTCGGTGGAACTGTTAAAGCCGGCAATTCAGCACCATTTCTTGATCTGGTTGCAATTAATATTTCATTTTCTTCTAATACCGATAGTCTATTTTGTATTCTTCTATACGCCTCACTATCGATAACACGTGTCACATCAGTATTTAAATCATCACTAAATCCCATCTGGACAACTTTAATAGCATTACCTAACATTTTTATTACAGTATTTGCATTATCACGCTGTACAAATAAAAATCTTGTTGCACTACATCTTTGTCCTGCACTATCAAATGCGCCACGTATCGCATCTACTACTAATTGTTCAGGCAAACATGTTGAATCTGCAATCATGCAATTAATACCACTAGTTTCAGCAATGAATGGAATAATTGCTCCTTCACGATCTGCTAAAACTCTTTGTATACGCTTTGCAGTTTTATGTGAACCAGTAAATGTAATGCCTTTAATTCTTTCATCTGCTACTGCAAGTTCCGCATCTTTTGGATCAGTCGGACATAATTTAATAGCATATTCTGGTATGCCACTTTCAAGCATAGAACTTAAAGCAGTTTCCGCAACCATTTGTGTTTGGGGCGCTGACTTTGCTAACACTGTATTGCCGGTTATTAGTGCAGCAACAATAGGTCCTACAAAAAGTGCAAGTGGAAAGTTCCACGGTGAAATAACCATCCATGTACCATACGATTCGTATGTTGTTGTATTACTTTCGCCCGTATAACTACATGCACATTTAGTATCATAAAGTTGTTCGGCTTGTTCAGCATAATATCTAATAAAGTCTATCGCTTCACGAACCTCACTGATAGCACTTGCATAAGTCTTATGTGCATGTACAACTAAATTACTGGCAGCTTGTTCCATATGATGTTCTAAGTTGTCGGCATATAAAAGAATTAAACGTTTTCTCTCTGCGAATGGAGTCTTCGCCCATTTAGATTTACCTTCATCTAAAATTGTAATACTATCTTCTACTGATAGTTGTTCTGGTACTATAAATTCATAACTCGGTCTTCCTACCACCCATTCAATCCACGCTGGATCAGTTAAATCATATCCACGACTATTCTTGCGATTGGGATATAAATCTTCATATGTTGGTAATTTTTCTCGTTCTTTTTTTGCTTCTACAAATGGATCTACAAGTTTTTGATTAAAAACAAAACTGGTGTTTGCTCCATTTTCTAATAATCTTCGCACAAGATATGCAAGCAAATCTTTATATTCACCAACTGGTGCATATACTCTTACATTCGTATTGTGGGTATCATGTAGATATTGAAATAGTCCATCCCCCATACCATATAATTTTTGAAACTCGAATTCACCTCCTACAGTTTCGTTATAAAAATATATGGCTGCCACGGTGAATGGATTGTGTGTGGCATATGCTGGTTTAATATACTCAGATAACATAATTTTTCTAGCACATGCCAAATAACTTATGTCAGTATATTCTTTACGAGAGAATACAGGATAGTGCAAGCCTTCTTGTTGAGCCAGTTTTATTTCTGTATCCCAATATGCACCTTTAACTAAACGTACACATATTGATGTATTAGATTTTTTTGCTATAGATTCTAGTGTTTCAATTGCCCAATAAGAACGTTTTTGATATGCTTGTATCGCAAATCCAATTGTGTTTTCCTGAAACTTATGACTTGATAACAACTCCTCTAATACTTGAACACTTAAATCAAATCTAGATGCCTCTTCTGCATCAATAAACATTGTAGTATTCTTATCTTCGCATAACCTTGCTATTGCTGCAAGTTTAGGTACAAGATGGGAAATTACATCTTTATAATTTCTCAACTCATATCGTGGATGTATTGCACTTAGTTTAACACTTATACTATCATCAAATCGGGTGGCTGCTTCTATATACTTTTCATAATAATTATTCGCATCTTCCCAGTTTGTCGAGGCTTCTCCCAGCATATCATATGAATATGAATAAGACTCATTTTTATTATTCATTGCACTAGAAATGCTTTCACCCACGACATATATATTGCCCATCCATTTAACGGTTTGTTTTACTATAGTGCGAACAGTCGGCCAACCTAATCTTCCAATTAAATTTTTATATTCTGCAAAACTTTGTGCTTGTGTTAATGCTTTGCCTCCTAAGGTTGCATAAAAACTGCCTTCAGAAATTAAATTCCAATCAGCATTTGTTAATTTTTCTTTAATTAATTTATCTTGTGTTTTCTTATCTGGTATTCTTAATAAACTTTCACACATTGTCATTAATGCAATACCCTCATTGCCTGACAACTTATACGCAGTCATAAGTTTATGAATTAAACTCGTTTCATTAAATGAATCATTAATAATATTTGCAGTTGATAATATTTCTTTTCGGTCATCTTTATTTAATCTGGCTGCCAATATTAACTTAGGCATGATTTCGTTTTCATCAATGCGATAATACATATTATGTTGATATACTTTCATAGCCTTTTACTCGCCTTGCTTTTAAAAATATTTCTTTCAATATATCTGATATGGCGAAGTATATCTAAGTTTATATCAAATTTGGCCCTAATCTCTCCCAGTGTTTGGTTCTTATATGAGTCAAAGTTAATTTTATGTATATTTTTAGTACGACGAGTCTTGCCGTAAACAATCCCCATATCAAATGCTATTAATTCTCTTTCGCCAAAACGATATATCTTTGGAAATATATGTGATGCATAGTATTTATACATTGATATTTGCCAATTCTTTAGTGTGATTGCATTTCCCATAGTATAGCCTATTACAAATGCTTCGTCTTGATTTAGTAGTCCTCTTCCTAATAATACATGTATACAATCGTGGGACTCTAAACATATAGAACCAGGAAGACTCAATGGTGACCGAGGATTTTCTATTATTTTTACTTTCCAACTAATATTTACACTATCACTACCCGGCAATGTGTCTAACACAGAATTAAGTGTGTCATTGCCATTGTCAATGCCTGGATTCCAATCACCATAGTTTATCATAATTATATTTATTCATTAAACAAAAGAACCCGACTACCTAAGTAGCCGGGCCAAGTTTGCGAAGAGGACTATAGGGTGAATTATTCACCCTAAAGTACAGAGAAATGAATCTCTGCACCAGTATTTAAAGCAAACCGATAAAAAGATAACTATCTATAAAACTTTTTCTTGTAATAATGAATATACACACTCAATTACTTGTGTTGTGAACCCACCAATGTGCCAGTCATATTCGCCCATTGGGGTTGAAGGCCGTTTCCAATCATAAATTGTCGCAACAACAACTTCTTCTATAAAACTGCCAGGAGCATCTTGTAATTTAATTACAAATTCCAATGTCCATTCAACCGTGACTTTATCATTTGACGTATATGTTGGTTCGCCAAAAGCAGCAACAATATCAGCATATGTGGTATTAACATATCCCTGTAGTGCAGTACCATTGACATTAACACTGGCATCATTTGTAATATTAATAATTTTCATTATACATCTCCTACTGTGAGATTTACTCGCTTTACACCGTTACGCTTTCCAATATAATAGAAGAACTTCTTTGCGCTTTCATACGTTTTGAATTCTTTTGTCTTTTTAGGATAGTTATAGTAGCCATATTCAACAGTAAACATAATCATTCCTTCTCAACTTATACACTCTTTATATAGTGATTCGTTTAAGATGTCAAGAACTAATTAAAATTTTATTGACTTATAAATCATAGATAAATGAATAAGCAAAGAATTGGCATTATAACTATTACACCTGTCAATGCAACATGCACAATCGACCAGAAAACCCTTTCCATTTCTAATCCTCTTAGAATTTTTAATTATTGTTGAAGTAATTTGCAGTATACTTCATTAACTGTTTTATTTGTTTTGAATCTTTGGGGAAGATATTTCTAAATCTCTGATATACAGGAAGTTCATTTATAAACTTTTCTGGATTACGAATTGTTTCTTCCGGTGCATCAGTATCTCTAATTTCATCTGCTAAATCGTGCCCATATGCCATGAGTTCATGAGGATCACGCAAATACATACGCATTAAATCTTGTTCTGTACCGCCAGATTTTTTCTTCTCAACACCTTTCATATATCCACTTTTATATGTCTTTAATACGTTTGGATCAAATTTATCATATTGGTTCCAATGAATTGTTTCATGAGCCAACATTTTCATAGTAATTTTTTTAAATGTTTCTGGTCCCCATTTACCCTCTAAGTTTTTGGCGTGTAGAAATATTCTTACACTTTTACCTTCTTCTGGATCCCAATCTGCTGCAGCACTAATCCATTCATCTGGATCTTTTCGTGGCGAATGGTCAGCAATAAAGTCAATAGGTAAATCATCGAAATTGTTAGCATTTAAAATCTCCTCAAGTTCATCAATATCATCCTTGTCACCATTATCAGCAAGATATTCTTGATATTCTTTATTGGCTTCATCAATGATTTCTTCAACCTGAGAAAGAAAGTCTTCATCAGGTTGTAATCTTTTTTCTTGAATTATGATTTCATTTATTTTCATGATAATATTTATCATTGATCCTAATAAACTATTATTATTTCAAGTAAAGCGGACCAGTCCATTGAACAGTATAATCATCTGAAAGAATATTGCCACGAGCCGCATTACGAGCAGGCGTATTAAAACCTGCTGCTTTCAGAATATCACCACGCTTGAATTTTTTGTCATTATCAGTATTGACAATAAAACCCCAAACACCATTATTAATAATTTTAATGTATTTGCTACCAGTCTTAACAGTAAGACGATTGTTAAACTCATTAATCATATTCTGAACGTGTGTTTCAGCATCAGCAAAAGACTTACCACGAAGTAACCATTTGGCATAGTCTGCTTTGATTGTAGCGATAAGAGTGTCAATTTGATTTTGCATTGTGAGATCCTTTGTTTCAATCTATACTTACTTTATATAGTGATTCGTTTAGAATGTCAAGTGTTTAATCATAAAAATTACCCAATACCCAAATAAATTTTGTTTCGCTTACTTGATTCCATATCCCATCTTGCCAATTAGACCATAATAATGCACGATTGGCATCTTCCATTATATCAATTCCATTTTCTGCATCAGCAGTAAATGTTTTGCCCATGGCTTCAAACGTAAATTTTTTCATAATCGCAACCTTAATCCCATAAGTTTTCATAGTATTTGCCGAACAATGCAAATGCATTTGTAAGGCGTTCTTGTGTTTCTTTCATGCAAGCCTTGCATACTGGATCACCAAAATTTGCACATTTGTCTGCACAAATGTCGCCAGCATCCATTTCTTTTGACTTGTGTCCAAATGCCCAAATCATTTCACCTAGGATCCAATCCCAACGTTCAAAGTGTTTAGGATCGGTACCGCCGCCTTTGCCGTATGCGTCTAGTTGTTTTTTAGTAGCACGTAGTTCTTTTGGAACGTCTTTCATGTCAACCATAGGAGCACTGTGTTTGGTCTCTTTCAACTGTACAAGCATAGGCAAGATGATAGGAGCAAGGGTATGATCCATACTCCACGTGTCCCATTTGTGAATCTTTATACTTGTTTTTTGTTTAGGAGAATATCCAAACCAATTATATAACCAGTTGTGATAGAACCTATGATTAGGATAATTGCCAATTTTTACTCGCATAGTTTATACTTTCTAATTTATTAGTTTTGGACCAGAAGAAGTAAATTCCATGCCATGGGCATTTCCAACATATACTTTGCCATTCCAAAACATTCTAATTTTATTAGATGCAATATAAGCATCAAATGATTTACCTGGACGCATATGGTCTGCGTCTACTTCAACACTGATGTTATTCATTGTGTTGGTAAGAATTGCGATATTATCATACATTAATTATTCCTTATTAAAGTTATCTTGTATCCAATAAAATTATAACAATTTTTGTAGATAATAATATTCATCAACTGCAAAATAACATTTTTTATTAGTTCTTCCTCGAATAGGATTTATTGTATTTCGAGTGTATGCCGTTATTTCATAATAATAGTCTAGCCAAACTATACGATTTGTTCTTATGAATACTCTATAATCATCTGGTATCATTGAATGAATTACCGATGTGCTATCTTCGTACTCCCATAGAACATGTGGTATCTTTGCAAATCTTTTTATAATTTTCCATTTATGCATAGGTTCATAGTACGATATGTCATATGGAGTTGTTGCTATTCTAGCCACGGTATTTTTTGGTATATTTAATATCATCGTGGATGAAACTTTTTGTATAGTTGTAGTAAATTAACAGGCTCAGGTTTTTTATCTGTAGATTGTGATTTGCGTATATACACTCGCCATGCCCCGGTGTTAGGATTGAGTCGTTCACATTTTATTGAATATGGATCTGCACTTACCCAGCCTATAAATTCTCTTGCCATAATACCATGTCCAGTTATTACTACTGTTTTTTTTACTTTGTTAAAATAACACAGTTGTGTATGACTTCTATACTTTTGCCATGCATTGTGTACCGTTAGTCCATGTAAATCTAAAGCCATCGGTGTTCATTAATCTGCGTGTTTATTAACATTCCAGTTAAACATACCAGACATAAGCATTGTTTTTGAATCATTAGTCACAGAGATTGTGTAGGGATATCTATGATTAACGAATATAATACGATTTTTAACTATAGGATATGTTCTGCCGTCAATGGTTATTTCAGGATCAGATATAGGAGATACGTTTATAATAAATCTAGAGTTAGTATCTAATATTTTTTGTGTATCATGATAATTATTATTAAAGGCTACTTCATGGTATTCTATTTTAATATCCGAAATTATTTCTTGTAATACTTTCTCAATATTATCTTTGATTGAATTAATATTGTCCGTACCATTATTAAGAATATATTTTTTAATATCTATTTCTGTCTTAGACGAAATACTTCCCATTACTTTAAACATAGGCATACGAAATTCTAATGCCTCAATTTTGTCAACAATTCTACTCATTATTATTGCCTTTCATAACAAGGCCTTCATCCTTGCATTCTTTTAAAAAATCGTTATAATGTTTTGGATATGCAAGTATTACATGTTGCACAATATCTTTATAATCACGGGTTTCACTGCGATTGGTTTCTATTTTACCAGCAGTAATATTAATTATTGTGGTTGCCTCTTGCCACCAACGCTTACGAATTCGTGTTACGAAAAATACTTCTTCAAACATTTCCCAATTGCCTTCATTCAGAAAATTTTTCATTGATGTGTTTTCGCCTGCAGCTGGTCTAAATTTATGAACCAGAACAATATATGCATTTTTTGCCATATTAAATTACTACCAACTTATTATTTTCTATAATTAATTTATTTCTATCTTCTATATTTATCGTACATATAATCCAATCTTTTGTTTGAATTAATTTAGTATAATATTTAATATCTTTGCACATATGCTGCAGCGACTCATATTTATAACCAATTGAGTTAGGATCTCCAATTATAACATATTCGTGTTTTTTTAGGTCTATTTGTTTTTCAAAATACTTTAATGCATAATGTAAATCATTTGTATCATTTACCACTGTTTTAACATTGTCTTCTACAATTTTTTCACGAAACGGATTTGGAGAATCGCGATCTTCTGCTATACAACTTGCAACGATTTCACGATGTAATTGTAAAAGATATGAATCATAATAGGCATCATCAATAATTATTCTTGGTTCATATTCATTTGTATATTCCATTTTTTAATTATTGCCAATATGCTGAAGTTCAAGTAGTGTTGCACTAAGATTAATTTCAGGATCTGCCACTAATGCATGATTTACTAGTCCATCACGAATACAAATGAGAGCACGTCCTTGCGTAATATCATCTTCGCCAAACCATGTTAGATTTTCATATAACTTTCTATATACACCTTCATACTCTTGTGCTTGTGCTTTAGAAACAATTAGTTTACGTGCCTCTGCAATCTTACCAATCTGAAATAAGGCAACATATTCTAGTACCCAATCGCTTTCGCCACTCTCACCTTGTCCTGGCTGCTGTAGTTTATTATCAACGATTGATTGCTGTACCATATTAATACATTTACGTAAATCTGGATAGGCTGATTTAACATAAACATCAAGTGTATCAATATCTAAATCAATGTCTTCGCTAATAAGAATAGTTGCAACTCTTGCTGCAAATTCTTGTTCGTCTAATTTCTCAATATGATATCCCTGGCATCGTGAATGAATTGCAGGAATTACTTTGTTGGGATAATTACATGTAAGAATAAATCTACAAGTCATAGAAAATGCTTCCATCATATTACGCAAGATTGCTTGTGCACTTGGTGATAGATAGTCGGCTTCATCTAATAGTACATACTTGAAGTCACCACCAAATGGTAGACTACTTGCAAAGCCATTAATCTTGTTTCTCATTGTATCTACATTATTTTCATTTGATGCATTAATAATCATGATATCGCCGCCATCAACGCCTAATTCATTTAATAGAACTTTTGCGAGTGTGGTTTTTCCTGTGCCGGCAGCACCACTGAATAATAAATGTGGAATTGCTCCACTGTCTACCCAAGATTTAACTTGACGTTTTTGTTTTTCGTCCCGAAATACATAGTCCTTTGTTGTGTTCGGACGATACTTTTCTACCCATAATTCTCTCAAGTTCTTCTCCGTATTGATCTTCAAATTTTTGTTCTAGTTCTTTCATGTAGTCTGAATTATCGTCTAACATGTCTCTTAGTCTAACATTTTTTACAGTCATTGTCAAGATACTTTCTTCATAATACGCTTTGTACTAAATTCATCATTACCGCAGTTCCACTAATACTACTACCGATCATAATAGCACGATCACTCCATGCCATTCCCACATATATCCATCCTATTGAACTAAGTATATATGAAACTTGTCCTAGAAACATCATATTTGCACTGATAAGAAATACACCAGTGACTGCTAAAATCATGCTGAGCCATTTAACATACCAATCGATAGTGCCTGTTGGTGTTGTTGGTGTAAGGTCTTCGACTTCTGTTTGTAGTTCTGATAGTTCTTGCTTTAATCTCTTACGTTCTTGAGCATATTCAATCGCAAGTTTTTTAGCATTACTTTCTTTTAATTCTGTATCTATCATTTTTAATCTCTTATGCTATTCGTTTTCTTACTGTTCCACTTTTAGTATAATACATTTTACGTACACTATTAAGTCCGCCCTGAACTCGTTCGGGATATTTACCAAGAAATGTTCCAGCACGTAGTTCGTCAGGATTGATATATTCTTTATGAAAATGTTCGATTTCATCCCATACACTTAGCATTGTCTTTCCCATTTCATCAAAGAAATGGTCTGAGAAAATAGGATTATCATCTTTGTAATATGCATATGATGCCATTAGATACCAGGGAATCATCATATTAATATTGTTCGCAAAGATTTTTGCGGCATGCGTATCTAGCATTACTCTACCTTTTAATAAAAGTTACCGGAATATAGTGTGCATCCAAATCATCACGGTATTCCATGGCGTCAAGCACACAATCAAACGTGCGACTTATAGTTTTACCATTTATTGTTCCGATTATTACATACATTTTACACCAATATCTGTGAGCATTATTTTTGCTATAGAGGTTTTATCTAATGTTTGACCTTCTAGTGTATCTTCTAGTAGCATTTGAACAAGAGTTTCAAACATTAATTGTTCACTATATAATAGTTTATCTTTGAAATCTCTCATTTGTTCAGGTGTTTCTAATTGCCAAATAGCATCCATCATTAGACATTGTTCTTGTGTTAAATTATAAAGAGACATCTTATTACCTATTAGAGTAATGATTTAAATAAATCAATAGAATTATTCCATAGTGCGACCAACATATTAAATAGATCGGTTGAAATCCATGTGATAATATCGATTGATAGTGTCGCTAAAAGATTTGCAGCGAGTAAAATTATGATAAGATTTAACTTGAATTTGAGACCTCGCCACATGTTTTTACGAATCGTCAACGCTTTTTCTAATTCTAGAGGACTTGCATCATCTAGTCCATATACTACTGCTTGTGTTTTTTTATCCATAATATGTTTAGTCCATTCTATCTATGCCACTGTCTTGGCAGGGCCACGTATCTTCATCTTTGGGAAATAAATCATTTAGTATATCATTTACTTCATATATAGTAATCATATTCTGTTCTTCAACTGACAAATAATTGTTTGTGTGATTTCTTATCATTTTCATCAAATGATTTGGAACCTCACTTAAACATTTATAATTAAAATTATTCATCGAACTTCATATATTCTACTTGCTCATCACCGTTCTCTAATGTTCTACGACTTTTAACACGAATAAATTTTAACTCTTCTAGTTCTGTTAATATAAAATCAGTAGCACTAATTGCACCAATTTTACGACCATGGTGCCTTCCCATAAGAAAGATAACGCCTGCAATTAATACGGCCCACCAGCCAGACGGTTCTGTAAACATTTCCATTTTTATCTCCTATACATTAGTAATATATATTGATTCTATTACAATGTCAAGTAGTTATTTTTTTAATCTATTAATTTCTTCTGCATTCTTTGCAATATTATCATCCTGTGTCTGATCAATAATAGTTTTTAGTTTTTGTGCTTTCTCTTCTTCGCTATCAATATGTAGGTCTTTCTTTATAACCTTTTCTAATTTTAGCATAGGAATACGTTCATTAGGGACATATCTCCATGTGTATCCTCGGTCTGAATAGACACCGAACACAGTTTCGGTCATTCCTATTTTAACTATCATGGCTAATTCGCCATCTAGTAATACCTCGTGACCTTCTTGAAATGCTGGATTAGTTTTGAACTTTAGACCTTTAGCAAGTCCGGTTGCGAAGTCTTTAAACCATATTGCAACTACCAGTGAAATTAGTACACCAATCCATGGTATTACTAAATCACTAAATTCCATACTTAAAGTATCTAATTCTGGCATACTTATCCCCTATTATATAAGGTATTTATATAAGTTGACAATAATAAAGCGCCCCTATAGGGGCGCTTTAGTGTAGCAGCATAATAACCACTATGGGGCGGCAAGCTTTCTTGTTGGCGGAGTAAAGCCTGGTGGTGTTGCAAGAAGGTCTGGATTATGTATTCCACCACCAGTATGAACTTCTATATCAGTGATCCAAGAGCTAACGCTTCCAAAATATAGGTTCGCCTTGTTTGTAAGTCCGGATAAATCGCTTGCACTTTCGTTTACAACGACTACACCATTTATATATATAACTTGTCGCCCATTCGACTGTATTTCTTCTGCAATATGAAGCCAACCTTGATCTGGGAAACTCGAACTACCATTAGAAGTATGTCCAAAATAGCCATAAGCACCATTGCCAGCCCAAGCCAGTGTATGGACTGCGTAAGCTAGACTTATGCTATAAGAATATGCCTGACTACTGCCAGCCTCTACACCATGTAACGCTTCCCACATTGCGGGTTGATTCGCATCAAACTTTATCCAATATTGAGTAGTCATTCCGTCACTAAGATCATCAGTTGACCAAATATGTAATGGTCTGGTGCCGGGATCATTCACTAAGTTTGCATTGTTGCGTAAGGCATACGATCCGTCCTCAAGTGCCCAGGTATTTCCCCTGCCGCTCGGGTGGTTCAATGCGACATACGAAGTAGCACTTGTATCTAATTTAGAGTCACTGACGGCTGCAAATGACTCACTATCTCCACTCAATGACCACATCGGAGTTGCTCCAGGCGCTGGAGCAACAGTGTAACGATCTTTCAATGCGTTGTAGTTTTGTAATACCTCTGTTTGGCTTAGCATTTTGCTATATAACTTTAGATCAGAAATATATCCTTTATAATATTGATCGGTCCCATCCGAATGGGCGCCGAGACATATTGATGATCCGGGCGTCACTGTAGATGTATTCAGATTGTCAGTGGTAGCTACCTGTATTCCATTAATATACAGTGTCATGGTACTACCCTGTCGTGTTCCTGTCATCATTTGCCAATCAGAAGTTGCTATAGTATCTGAAGATATTGTTCTTTTGGTACTGTTATTATCAATCATCCATGTTGGTAGACCATTTCCGCCAGAGCTGTAATCAAATCCAAGAGCCCACCATTCACCTGAACCACCTGAAGTGAAAGTGTTCATAAACCAACCCCAGGTGCTATCTCCTTCTTCAGGTTTAAACCAAACTGATGCAGACCACTCATCGAAACTAGGATTATAAGTTGTTGACATGCGAGAATTAATACCATTAAAATAGAACGAGCCGCCACCCTCAGTAGAATAAGTTGGAGCGTTAGTTACTAAGCTAGCATCTTCACTACCAACAAGGTCAGACCATGTTGTTCCAGAACCAGAGTAGCTAGATGAATTCGCTGCATCTAAATGCCAAACCAATGAACTTGTTACGATTTCGACACCGGGTGCACTTGTACCCATGCCACTGTGATTTGCGCAATAATAGTATAGCGTAGGTGCACCAACTTCTACTGTGATTTCTGTGTATGCGCCTGTCTGCCCAGGTACACCATTATAAGTAACACCTGTTGTATATTCAATACCGCTATCATGTGTGCCGTCTGCAGTTGTGCTAAACTTGAGTGGGTGTTCTGTATTAGTACTGTCACTTTGATCAAATCTGTAAGTTACACCTTCAGTTAGTGTAACTGTTGGACTAGCATCTGTAAAATCAGTAATATAATATTTGTTACCAGTACTATATGCGTTTGTACCACTGGCAACTGTGACAGTATAGGTTGTTCCGCTAAATGATATTCCACCTACCAAATTTCCATCAACATCAGTTAGATCGGTTAAATCAACTGGCACATCACTTAATTTTGCCATTGGAATACCACCTGCAGTAGTACCATCATGTAATATTATTGTATTGTTTGTTGTATCAAATGTTACTTCTGCCATTTCGCCTGTAAAGGCTACATGTTCAGTCTCAGTTCCTTGACGTAATTTTACTGATTTTGCCATCTATTATTCTCCAAATAAAATATATGTAAATTGGTTATTTACATCTATTTATCTATCACTTTCGGAAAAAAATAGCGCAAGTTTATCATATCCTCCGATATACTTGTTATTAAGCCATATTTGTGGAACAGTGCGAGGAACTACATTTTCAAGTGCTGCTGCTTCCAATAACTCAGTTTTTTTATCAGGTTGGCTAGACATATTGTATTCAACATAACCAATGCCTTTTTGTTCCAATAGATTTTTTGCTGCTACACAAAACCCACACCCATCTTTACTATATATTACTGCGTTCATTTAATTCTCCTTTTATTTTATTACCAGCCAATACGTTCCCAAGGAACATCTTTGTTACCAAAGTGTCCATAAGTACAGTTCTCACTATAATTATTAAAGTTAAACAAATCGAATCTATCAATGATTCCTTTGGGAGTCATATCAATACTACTCTCAATAAACTTTTGAATTGAGCGATTATGTCCGTTTGAATCTATATAGATACTTGTGGGTTGTTTAACACCAATAGCATAACTTAGTTGTATTTGGCACCAATCAGCCATTTCATCTGCTACAATATTTTTAGCAAGCCAACGAGCCATATAGGCTGCAGAGCGGTCGACTTTAGTAGGATCCTTGCCACTAAAAGCGCCACCACCATGAGGAGCGAAACCGCCATAAGTGTCCACGATAATCTTTCTTCCTGTGACACCAGCATCACCGTCAGGACCACCGATAACAAAATTACCTGTAGGATTAAGATGCCATATAGTGTTGTCATCTACTAAGTCTCCCAATACATTCATTGCAGCAACTTTACTTATATTTATTGCTTGTTCAACTTTACCTTCGACATGCTGTGTACTTATCACAACTTGGTCAATACGTTTAACTTTACCGCCTTCATATTCGACACTTACTTGTGACTTTGCATCCGGTCCCAATATATCCTGGCGTTGTAGTTTAAGTGTTTTAAGTATTTCATGACTATAGTAAATAGGTGCAGGCAAGTATGCATCATTATCGTTACACGCATAACCAAACATAATACCCTGATCTCCTGCGCCGAAGTTATCAGTTCCCAATGCAATGTCTGCACTTTGTGCATGAATTTCATTATAAATTTTTAATTTGTCCCAATGAAATCCATCCTGTTCATATCCAATTTCACGAACTTTACTTCTAACAATTTCTTTAACTTGATCATCAGTTACATTAAAGTTTTTTACTTCGCCTGCTAATGTTACCATGTTGGTAGTTACAAGTGTTTCAATAGCAACACGTGTTGTTTCATCGCCTGCTCTTAATCCTGCATCAACTAATGCATCTGATATTTGGTCTGCTACTTTATCAGGATGACCATCACTCACACTTTCACTCGTAAAAATATAGTTGTTCATTTAGTTCCTCTTTTATTTTATTTTATGAATATACATATACAGTTTTACATAATATGTAAATGTTTTTGGATATGTTTCTGGATCTGGTAGTAGACCTTCGAAATATTTTATAAAATCTTTTATTTGTTCATCTGTCATTATTTGCGCTACATACAATTTTTCTTAATTCACTGGAACTAAATCTGTGATCTCGCTCATTAAAATATATGTCAATATCTCTTTTTTTACAAATATCTCTACCGGTGAAATCTTTATCACGATATTCAACACCTAGAATACGTACATCAATATGCATACCACTGAGAATATCTTCCAAATCTTGCTCGGTTGTATATGGAATAATTTCATCTACGTATTTACACGCACGTAATTGTAGATATCGTTCTACCATAGTCTGCACTGGTTTATTTTTTGTGGCACGATCTATTGATGGATCAATTTGTAATCCAACAATTAAGTAACTACATTGCGATTTTGCTTCTTCTAACATAAGAGTATGTCCAGCATGGAGCAGATCAAATGTTGATGCTGTAAAACCTATCATTATTATAACCTCATTAAAAAATCTGCTGCATCAATTTCATTTCTGAAATTAATAGTAGCAGTACTAATATATTTGTCTATATGACAAGAAAAGTCTCTCGATTCATACCGAGAGACTAATTCATTTCTTAAATCTACATCAGTATCATACATGACCACAACAGTATATGGCAGTTTGACATTTTTAATAGTTGATGATTTGATAAGATTTATTTTATTCATATTAACTTTATTTTACATTGCTGTTGGCATATACCGTATTAAATTGATTATTAACTCTAACAAATGTAGTACACTTTGTCAACTGTTTTAATTTTTCAGCCCCCGCATAGGTACAAGTTGATCGGATACCTCCAAAAATATTCTGAATTGTATGTGATACTTCTCCACGAAAGGGAACTAGAACTTCTCGACCTTCACTACTACGATAGTCTTTAAGACCGCCAAAGTGTTTTGTATTCGCAGCATCACTACTCATGCCATAAAATTGTACAAACTTTTTTTCGTTGTATACAGTTTCATAAAAACCATCATCCGTTCTTGTTACTTCTGATGTTTCATACATTTTGGTGATAACATTACCACCACCTTCAATATGTCCAGCAAGCATACCACCGAGCATCACAAAATCAGCACCACCAGCAAATGCTTTTGCTACATCACCTGGACAAGTACAACCCCCATCAGCGATAATATGCCCACCGAGTCCATGGGCCGCATCTGCACATTCGATAACCGCGGAGAGTTGCGGGTAGCCAACACCAGTCTGAATACGAGTAGTACAAACGCTGCCAGGCCCAATGCCCACTTTAACAATATCGGCTCCATTTAATATTAACTCTTGTGTTTGATCCGCGGTAACAACATTACCAGCAATGATTACTAATTGAGGAAATTCTGTGCGCACTTTGTAAATGTGTTCAACGAAATGTTCACTATATCCATTTGCAATATCCATACATACGTATTTTAATCCATCACCAACGTCATGGATCACTTCAACTAATTTTTTAAAATCATCATCGCTTGTGCCAATACTCATAGCAACATTTTCTGTACGCTCTTCTCTATTGCTATTAAAATGATCAAAATATTCTATAAGTTGTTCTGCCGAGTATGTTTTTACAAGACATGTAAAAATATTCTGACTGGCTAAAGTATCTGCCATTTCAAATGTACCAACCCCATCCATATTACTTGCCATAATAGGAACACCAGTGTAATGTGGTGTCCAGCCGCGCGGGCCTGGTCCATATGCGTTGTGATTACGAAATATGAAACTACGCTCAAGTTTTACTTGACTGCGACTACTCAATGTGCTACGTTTTGGACGAATTAGGACATCACTATAATCTAGTAGTACTTCATTCTCAATGCGCATTATATGGTTGCCTCTTCTTCTTGTTCTTCAACTTGACCATGTTCATCACACTCAACAACAGTAACATTACAATGAATTTCAAACTGATTATCAAGGAATTCCCAACCTAGTTCTTCGACACCTTCTTCATATTCTTCATTGTATGCTTCTTCGATTTCTTCCATCATCTCGTCAACGTCTGATAGTACTGGTCCATTTGTTTTGATATTCCAATCTTCCCAGCAACCATCCCAGCAGTCTAACATTTCTGCATTTGGATAGTCTTCTGTTAAATCAATCCATTCATCATTGGTTGATGGAAGTAGAACGTCTGCCATAGAAAAGTTTTCTTGTAAAATAACTTTATCATCTACACAAATGGTGCAACCATGTGCATCAGCAAATTCGAATACACTATCATATCCTTCTTCTTCGATATATTCATCGATTTCTTCTTGTGTATCTGGAACGGAAATCATAAACGATCCCCATCGCCATCCTAACTCTTTATGAAGAAACGCAAACTTACCTTTATCTTCATCATTATTAGTTAATTCTTCAAGAGGTCTACGGAAGTATGTAAACTCTACTACTGATTTTTTATATGTTGGTTCAATTCGAAAATATTTCATTATACACCTATTTTATTATAAAAGCCTTCCCAGGCGAAGTCTAACCGGTTAGGATCTCCGCCTGGGGTCATGAGATTTATTATTGAGAGTTTGATCCCATGATTTCTTTAAACTCAGTGATGATTTCACTATCTACAAGTTCAGAACGATATAGCGCATATCGTTTTGTATTACCGTTATATACGCCGATTTCGGTTACATCACCTCGATCATTTGTAGACATCATTCCGTAAAGTTTATTACGGCCTTTCAAATTTTTAACTAACCGCGTTGCTTCTTCCATAGTGGGAGACATTCTACGATTGTAACGTTTACTCTTGGAACTATTTCCTTGAGTGGTAGGTTGATTTGTCATTTATACATTCCTCTTATGACAAGTTTCATTTAAGTTTAACAATATAATTATTGCATATATTGTAGGTTAAGTCAAGAACTTTTTTAGTTCCAACGATAAAAAATATGTGATCCAATACGTCCAATCAAATCCATACCACGATCACTTCGCCATGCAGGGTTAACATAGGTAGCGTGATAATGTGTGGCACCTTCTGTGATACCACGAAAACGTTCATCGTGAATCATTTCCCAAGCAACCATTTGTGCACGGACCCAGTTCTCGGAACCTTCTGGTACTTTATCTGATTTACCATCACAATACCAAGAGAATTGGCATCTATTTCGACGCATATTACCATTACTATCTTTTTGCCCATCGTAGACCACTTCACATACCGTATTAGGATAATGAGAATGTAACACACGATTCAAAACCACATCAGCAACCGCTGCCATGCCAGCATGATTATCTATGCCACTTTCAAAGAAAATATTCTGTGCCATACAAAACTCTTGCTTATATTTTTCAGGAGAATATAGAAAAAATTCCTTATCTTTACGTGATTTATAATTGGATAATGCAGCCAATACTACAGTGTTTTCTATTGTTTGTTCAATAGTTTGTGTAATAGGAGTTTCGTTTTTTACACTTGCCTGTGGGGTTGTTACACTTACAAGTGTTGCTATAATTGCTGCGTTGACTGAGTATGCTATTACATTTTTCAGTTTCATTTTATACCTGCTCGGTTGTTTCTGCTATATAAGTTTTATACAGTGATTCGTTTTAAATGTCAACCATTATTATACCATTCTGCCTTATATTCTTCAACAATAGAAATTTCAACAATACTATCACACCGAAAACTGCGCCAACCTGCTGCATCTGTATCCCAAACTACTTGTATATTTTTATTTGGTTCACGATTTCTATTAACTTCACTATTAGTTGCAGCTGGTGTTGGTATAATATCTGTTCTCAACGTGCAATTCATGGTTCTTTTGTCTCCATTGACTTTTATGAAATCAACTGTCAATACATTCTGTTCTAGACGTTGTTGAATATTTGTAACATCTACACTCATGACATATCCTTTGCGTATATTTCTAAAACTTCATATTCAATAACATCATCGCCGCGAATTAACTCGGCAACATCACCAACACAAAGACCTAAAAGTTCACGACCAAGTGGTGATTTAAAACTAATGCTACCTTCGCTTGGATTACTTTCACTTTCGCCAAGTATCGTATATGTTACGATTTTATCAACAAAAAAGTTTTCTAATTTTACTGTTAATCCTGGTGCAACTTTATCATAGTTTCCTGGAGATGGAATTACAAGAAGTGTACTATTCTGAACAATTGTTTGTAATCTGCTGATTTCGATTTCAACACGATTCATTTCATCAAGTGACATATGTAATTCTTCGTTTTCTTCTATCCCGCCATTTTCTCTTGCCGCTGCGATCTGTTCTGCTATCAACGGACGTTTTTTATTTAAAATAGAAATCTTTTTTTCTAGATCAGTCAGACCCAATTTTGTTATTAAATCCATATTTGTATTATATTCCTGATCGTTTTTATTATCGGTATATTTATCATTGTCGTTGATTTTAAATGCAGTTGAAATCATTGTGTACTATCTTTCGTTTTATTTAATTCTTTTCTAATTTTTACAAACCAACGGTAAAATTCATTTTCTTTGCCATCACTTGTTTCCCAAGCAGACGATATATGTTCAATAACTGCGGAATGATATAGCATTGTTAAAATAACCATATCATCTGAGATTTTATTTTCTGCGGGATTAAGTCCAACTGTACGTAAATCTTTAATTACAAATCGTGACATAGACTCCATTGGCGAAGATGATGTAATATCATCTGATATGTATTCATCCCAGAAAAAATCAGGCCATAAAATATCGGTATTATTTTCACTGCCTATGAAAATATCTCCGGCATCATCTTGTATAAGATCAGCGATATTTTGCCAAAAATCATCTTCTTTTTTTATTTTTTCATCACGAATTTTTTTAATATCACTAAAATTAATAATCTTAACATCAGACATTATCGTTTCAACTCCTGTTTTACTCGGAATGAAGTATAGGTAGTATTCCATAGATTCATTATCAAGTATATACCAGCCGCACCCATGAGTGACATAATAAGATTGCCGCTTAGGGCTAATTTTAAATTCACAATAATGAAATCTGCGGCAATAAATGCCAACGGATAATCATACCATCTAATCATTTAAACTTCCTATCTATCCATTTCTTTCCAATATATAATATCGCAATTACAAAGACAATAACACCGAGTAAAATACTTTCTAATATTATATCACCCTGGCTACTATCAATTTCAATACCATCTGTTGTTACGGCAATACGACAATCATCACATGTATTATTCATCGGCGCATACTTGCAATATCTTTTGCATCTTCTTTTTTATCGGCAAAAATGGGAACCATATTTGATTTATGCATTGTAGCAATACCGAGCAGTTGACGTTCACCGCTATATGTATGTGATTCTTTTGCCGGTCCATGTGATGAAATTTTATTACTTAGGTTAACATTCGGCTTATTCTCTGTATAATCAGGAATATTATTTACATGCTTACGCTTGCCATATTTGTCATATAGTTTGCCATCAAGTTGGTCTTGACTTACACCCATCTTACGCATAAACTTTTCATGTTCTGCTTCTGCCGCTATAAGTTTTTTTGATTTTTTATTGGGTTTGCGCTTACGTGTGTTTGTAGTATTGTAAGCATGTCCCATTAAATGCATACCTGACATATAATATACCTCTCATTTATATATGCCATAAATATAGCATATATGATTTAGATTGTCAAGAATTAATTTGAAGTTACTTACAAAGTCCTGCAATCATTTGATAATGATTCCATGCTTGCTTTACTGATGGTAGATTTTCTAGATCGTCAACTGGGACTGCACAATCTAACCAAACATACGGAACTATTGGGAAACTATCGATTGATCCTGACGCACGTGGCATATGCAACTTTCCCAAATCATCTAATGTTATAACTAATTTTCTAAATTCATTTGATAATTTATCATATGGATTACGTGTGCCTTCGATTCCATCTAAGAATGAACCCCAAGCACGATCCCATTCACTTGTCTTTCTAGGATCAAATCTATATATTCTAATCATAATAACTAGAACTTCATTTGGAGTTACCCGCTCCTCATATAAGTCAATTAGACATTGGCTAAAATTCATTCCTATTTTCATTTACATAATCCTGCCAACAACTGATAATGATCCCACGCTAGTTTAACTGCTGGTTCCATATCTTCTTCTCTTAAATTTATCTGATACCAATGATCTTTTGATGCCATAGTCTGAATTTCTATCGCTCTGCTGGGATTAATTTTATTTCTAGAAACAATAGTTCCATTATCTTTTAATTCAATAATTAAATTGTAAACAGTATCATAATCAAATAAGTACAATAAATTCTTACCTTGACTCCAGTGAACAGTCAATGGATCCAATTGATTATTCCACCAATTTTCTGCATTATGCGAGTTTGAGAAATTAATATCATTAACTATAATAGAATATACGTCAGCAATATCTACTTTTTCTAAAAGTAAATCACTCAAACAAAATTCAAGATTCGTACCCAATATCATCGTGTCGTAGTCATTCTAGGTTTCTTAGTTTATTATTCGTTTGTATAACTTGTCGCAAGATATCACTGTCGGAAAATTCTAAAAATGCTTGTGTGTCTTTTGGAAAACAATGTCCACCAAAGCCTAACTTACCTTCATCGTTCATTGCCATATGACTAGATCCAATTCTATCAAACAATGCCAAAATTTCAATCATAGCATCATGATCATATGATGCATTCAAGTTAGAAAACACTTCGTGGAAAAATGCAACTTTAGTTGCTAGCCAACAGTTATTCATATACTTGACCATACTTGCTGTACGTCTATCAGTATATAAAAACTTCACATTTTGAAGATAATTAAAAACTTGTTCCCATTTGTAGCATTCCATTTGTATACCACCAAGAATAAAATGTTTTTGATTATCAAAGTCTTGTTGTGCAGAATTCGCTCTTAGAAATTCTGGATTATATGTTACATTTTTGCCATAAGCGTCCAACATCGTTGGTATCACAGTAGACTTCAGTAGCACAGATAGATTTCCTAATTCTTTTAGTACTGAACGTATCATACTATCATCACAATTGCCGTCAACTGTAGGAGTAGGCAAGCATACAATCGCTCCTCTAGCATATTCTAGATAATCCTCTATTTTGTTATCATTATATTTTGGATCAATCCGAACTACATCAGTGCCATTATCTTCTAAACTTTTTGCTACTGCTTCGCCGACAAACCCACATCCAATAATGAGTATCATTTATCATCCTCTGTTAGTTCATGTAACGGGTTCTTATGCTTACAGTTGTCGTTGTGCCACCGTACAATGTGTCGCTTCAAGGCGACAAATTCACATACATTACATGCGATCTTTCTCTCTGCTTTCTTTCTTGATGCGTTTTTGCTGTCTTTTATTTCTTGAGGTAATAATGCGCGAGGATAACCAATTAAGGCTCTCTTGTGTTTTTCTTTTATTTCATAATAAGATAGTCCTTGTTTTATTAATTCCTTACATAGTTTTTTTCTTTCAGCATAGTCCATTCTAAAGTAATTTTTTTTATTATCTCCTATTGAGATACCACCTTTCCATCTTCCATTGTGTTCACAACTTCTTCCAAAGCGTTCTGTTCTTTCTTCTGATGTTGTTGTATTACTCCACTGATAATTATCTTTATTTGATTTAGGTTTTCCTTTAAGAGATTCAGATATTCTTTGCTTCCATTGAGCTATTCCATTTTCGTCTAGTATATCATGAACATTTCCGATAGCACGAGAATACCATTTCACGTTATAATAACTATCCCATCTACGCTCTTTTCGATTTGATAACAAAGCAGTTTCCAACTCCATCATTTCGTCAGCAGAACCTGTAGCGAGTACTCTTCGCCTCACACCACCTGGAATACTATCCTTAGAAAAGGATTCAAAAACAGTAGATGAATGAGTGTAACTATCATCAGGATTTCCTTTATGATATCCTAGATAATATCTATAAGGTTTCTGTCTGCCATCTTGCCAGAGATATACAAATGCTTCATCTTCAAACTTCATTTATTCTTTCCACTTAGATATTTTATACTAGTATCTTTTTTGCCAAGTATCTTTGTTATCAAGCTGTTTAATAGTGCCACTAAACGTTTCACTTTTTTAGATCCTCTTCTTCTTTCAACTCTTTTAATGTTTTCTTTTCTAGTATTGCATCTCGTAAATCTAGAACCTGCTCATTTTCAATCATTTTAATAATGGTATTGGTGACACCAATTTCTTGTTGAACCATGCCAAGTTTGAACATTAGTTTTTCTAATTCTTTTTGATAGAATTCTAATTCTCTTTCTTTTACCGCACGTTGTTCATAAATATCTGAAAGACTAATTATTAAGTTAGTATCAGATGTTTCATCTTTTGGTGTTATTAATTTTCGTGTCATAATAAAATACTCCTGATGATACTATTAGTTATCATCTTTTAAAATACTCCACATTTCATTGATTCTATGATTTTGAATATATTCATCCTCCAAGGAATATTCGGAAGTTCGTTTTAATTTTTCTTCGACGTACCATAAAATTTGATATAATTCTTTTTTTGCATGCCAACAATTGTATCCATCCATTGAATGATTACTTTCTTGAAATGCTATTTTATCTATTTCATTCTTAATAGTTTGTATGTTCCAATCTATTATCATATTCTTATTCCAAGAAACCATAAATCAATTCTAGCAAACCATCGACCTTTGTTCTTGCCAAATCCTAGTCTTAGCATGCGATTGTCTTTGTCTAGTTTAATATAAGTCAATATCTCTTTGTCCATACGTCGATATATACATCACCTCTTAGTCCACTATCCGTAAGTGAATATTGTTCTTCAATCAATGAACTAGGTAAAAATGTGTCACAATCATATGATCCTTGAATACGGCTTAGATGAAACTCGTCAATTATGTGGATTAATCCTGTAATCAATTGTGCACCACCAATAATCCAAACATTTTGTAGTTTGCTCATATTGGAAAGTTCAACTTGAGCAGTATCAAATTTAATATAATGATATTCACCTTGATCTTTATCTTGTATACTACTGGTAATAACAATGTTATTGCGATTGGGCAATGGCTTTGTGGGCAAACTATCCCATGTACTTTTCCCCATCACTACAACGCAACCAGTCGTAGTATCTTTAAACCACTTCATATCAGCAGAATTATGTGGCCACGGAAGGCCACCATCTTTGCCGATGCCCCAATTTTCGTCACATGCTAGTATTACTCTAATCAATGGTATGTCCTTCCCTTTATACTTTTTAATTGATTAAGTCTAAACTCTGTTATCAATTTAAGTACTGAATCTATTTGTAATGGCAATTCTTCATTGTCTGATAAATGATATGGAAGTTGTATACAGCGAATATCACCATCGATGTCAAATATAAATGCAAAATCGCTATCATCTAAATTACTATCTTCCGCTAAACGTGTCACAGTGTATTCTTTTAATGTTTCATCATTTTTACTCATTGATTAAACTACTCCAGAGTTTTAATTTATTTCGCTTAACTTCTATTCTATCACGTAAATCAGTATCTGTAAATAGTCCATGTTCTACCATTAATTCAATCATACATAAAACATCGCCTGCCTCTTCTATAAGTTTATGATCCCATTTTTCATTAACTTCTTTTTTGTCACTGTACTTACGAATGTGCTTCATACACACTTGTGTTAGTTCTCCACATTCTTCTGCGGTAATAGCCATTAACTGTTGATATGTATTTATCGGTGTATTATTCATCCGAATATTGCCAGAATTATAATAATTAATAAAATCCATCCTAACCAATTAGACCCACCACCAACAAGACCTTTATTTTTAGCACAATCATAACAGTATCTATATTTCTTTGGTGTTTTATTACTGCAAAAAAATGCATCACACGTTTTTTTACTCATTTATATGCCTTTCCAAATCCTTCTACATATAGTCTATGGGTTTCAATAAACTTCCATACATTGAAATCATTGAATTTGCCATACATTCTAGCACCACGATCTCTACGTTCAAATGCAGATAATATATCATCTGATTTGTTGTCGTATAGTTCTAATTTACCAGATAGGGTAACACGTGCATTATTCATTTCAGTTTTATGTCTATTTTCTCCAGCGAAATAAAGTGAAACATTCTCACTGATAGTTTTAATATTAGTGGTATGTTGACTCAAATCACTTAGCAACAAATATATATTATCATCATCTAGTAATACTGGCGTAACTTTTGATATCTCTGGAAACTTTTTACCAGTTGTGGCCATGGCGGCTTGTTGATAGTATACTAGTAAGTTCGCCACCTCGTCCTTAACTGTTTCAATATCATGATACATCAGTTTGTCTTCGTTTTCCATCGCTTACACCAGTTCCTACTACCTTTTTACTTCCACAATTCTTACAATAACTTATATTAACAACAAAATTTAACCCATCAGCATTGATTATCTGGCAGGTTTTGCTTAATTCTAAATTCATACAACAATGCATAATACTCATTTTGTTATGAACATTCCTTCGCTTTTATTTAAAGCAAGTAAAAATTCACTGAACATTTTTTGATTTATGCAAATAGTCCAATGTCTATTTTCAGATTCGACCCATTGAGAAAAGTATATACCATCACTTGCAAATCTAATAATAAAATCATCGACATTATTATTTTCATCCATGATTGTTACTTTTGATAGATCAAATTCGTGTTCTACGGTAAACATTTAACGTGTTGCCTCTTCAAATGGAATGCTTGCTAGATTTTTTGCTTTTGCTTCTACCATGATATCAAAGTCATTACGAAAACTACCAGCCCAATCAGTTACCGCTGAATTCCATATGTAGTCACTGTGTGCACGAAGTTTGCCTTTTTTGTGACCAGTTTCTAGTAACTGATTAAAATCTGGTAGTACATCAGTTCTATGTCCATGAATATAATCTTCTCGGCTCATACTAAGATGCATAGCAGGACGAACACCACGCCAACTATCGATTACACGTTTAACACGATCATCATTGGCTTCAATGTATTCACCTTCACGGCACCAGTGATGATGAACATCTAGTACAAGTGCTACATCATCTGCTAGTTCTAGGCTATCACTGATACCCCAGCGATTTTCGTCATTTTCGATGGTAATACAGTTCCTTGCTTCTTTTGATAATCGTGGCAAGACGGCTTTGATACCGGCTGGACCTTGTCGCCCGGAGATGTGGATGTTGATTTTGAAATCCTGAAACTGCTGACCATAGCCCATGTACCGTACGATATCTGCATGATACTCAAACTCCTCAATTGAACTTTCAACAATGTCAGGATTGTCACTTGCAAGGACAGTAAATTGACCTGGATGCATTGACAACCTGACATCATTCTTTCGTGCTTTATCACCAATAGTACTTAGTCTACTTGCAATACGATCGGTGATATAGTTTGTTTTGGTAAGATGCCCAAAGTTTTTTTCTGTATAAGCAGGTAACATGTCACTACCCATTCGAAGCATACGCTGTGGTAGTGGAAGTGTTGATACATAATCAATCAAACGCTCAGTTGCATTTAGATTATGTTCAACAATATCATACACACGTTCTTGTGCTTCATCAAGGTGTTCACGCATCCATCGAATGGTTGTCCCACGAAAGTTCAACGGACCTTCGATTTCTTTGAGCATCTTGGGTTTAAGGGTTCTATCATAATGCATAAATTTACATGCAAAACCAACTCGTTTGTTTATCATCCTGTTGCCTTTTCATCTGTGTGAATAAATCGAATCATAGCTTCAACATACATCATTTCTGTTGGGACTACAACCATTTTTTTTATAGGCGGATTAAACCAATGAGTATGATAAGATTGAAATCTTTCATTACGTTTTAACCCTCTAAGAACTTTACCACGAATGGTCCAGTTTCGTTTGCCACATTCTTGATTTAATAGTTTAACAATTCCATAAAATTGCTCACGACTTGTAAAACCAAATTCAAATTCATATGCCATACTACACCTTTAAGTTCTATATAAGTATTATAAATGATAAATACTTTAAAGTCAATAGAAAACTTACAAGGAATTACAGTAATGTCAGATATTAAAAATTGGAAAAAACTCATTGAAAATATTCAAATGAATGAAACAGACGAAGAAGATGCAAATTATACAGACCATGAAGTTTCTATGGCAAAATCTCAATTGTTGAGTAGTGTAAAAAGTTCAACACGAATTGCTAAACATTTATCTGGCAAATCTGAAGACGAAGGTATTCCAGGATGGGTTGCAAGTAAACTAACAGTAGCAGAAGATTATTTGCAAGCAGTTGCAGACTATATGGATGGTGAAGAATTACAAGAAGGTTATAAAGTTATGCCTCCTATGGATCCTAAGTATGTAGCACGTAGTGGACTTGAAGGTCCATTCACTACATTAAGTGGTAAAGTTGTTTATTATGATCCAAAAGAAGGTAAGTACTACGATCCAGATACTGACATTTATCTATCGTATGATGAATTCCAAAACTATGACAAAGATTATTCTGGCGTGAAAGATGAACGTGATGAAACTCGCGAATCAGAAGAAGAAAATAAAGAATCATATAATTTGAAAAGCATTGTACATAAACATCTTAGCCAATCTTTTAGTGATGCATCGGATAGTGGTGCAAATAAAGAGCAATTTGCGGATTATATGATGAATTCAATTAATGAATTAATAGAAGATGAAGTTGATGCTACTTTTGAAAATAATTTACAGAAAACAAATGATCCATTAACTTTAGCAATTCGTAAAGAAATAGACGCCATTATTGAGTTTTCTAATTTAAATAAAGGTGATGCTGAATCAGTTATGACATATATATCAGACATGGTTAGTGATATTGCAGAAGAATGGGAAGACATGCAACAAGAAGGCAATGAATTTAGTGGCGCCCTTGCAAATGCTAAAAAGTTTGGCAAAAAAGAATTTAGCGTCGATGGAAAAACATATAAAGTAAAAGAAGTAGTTGAGGAAGAAACTGACGATGTAATCGAAACAAAGTACGGAATTGTACGCTATCCAGATACAGCAATCTCATATATCAAAAATGATGGCAATGGTTGGGAACACATCTTTGATAAGTCATACGGCTTTGAAGGTCCGGTCGATAAAGAAGACTTGAAATACGCTAAGAAAATTGCTAAAGAAAAGATTCCTTCACGTATGTTTGAAGCAACAGATACATGTGAATGCGGATGTGATTGTGGCAAAGCAGTATGCGAGTCATGCGGTAAGAAACACAGTGTAAAAGAGTCAACAGAAATGATGACAGAAGCACAGTTTGATGAATCTGCTGGCGAGAAAGATGCTTGCTATCGTAAAGTTAAATCACGCTATAAAGTATGGCCATCAGCATATGCATCAGGTGCATTAGTTAAGTGTCGTAAAGTTGGCGCTTCTAATTGGGGTAACTCAAAGAAATGAAGATAACCGAAATCATAAACGAAGATTTACGTGCATGGTTTGGCAAAACAGTTCCGGATTGTCGCCGGGATCCTAGTAAACCTAAAGAATCTGTTGAAGTAGAAGTTGTACGTGAGGCATACGAAATAGAATTTGTTTGCGTTAATCCTAACTTCTGTGATGCAACTGATCAAAAAGATCAAGATGCATTATTTGCTGCACTAAAAAGTGTACCAGGTATTATTGTATACCGCCAAGATTTTGACGTACATAACAGTATGGCTGCAATCATTAAAGATGAAAGCGATACAGAAGCACCTAAAAAAATAGAAC